TACATGAGCCGGATGAGCAACCAGCTGTCCTACAAGGTCTGTGAAGACGTTGGTTCGGAAGAGCGCTTCCTTGATTCGCCGGGTGTGCGTGACCCGATACTCGTCTGGTCCGATGGAGAGCTGACTGGCTACGGGAAGCAACTACTGAAATGACAAAAGAGAACATCAACCCTGAAGTGAAGAAGAAAGCTGAGCGGCTCATGCGGATGGCACTCGATGAGAACAAGCCGCGCAGCGTGAATGACATCCAGGACGCGATCAACCTCATGAATGAGGTCATGGTTCATGCTCTTGAGTTTTCTCCCAGTCTGGTTGTCCTTGCTCCGACGATCCGAGACTGTCTCAAGGAGTTGTTGGAACGCAGAGAGAAGGACGATGATGAGTAACGGGCTGAAGGCTGGAGTGGCGTTCTCTCTGCTTGCGCTCGTGGCGTGTAGTGACGCTTCGTGTGCAAGTACTACGAGTATCGGAAGCAGCATGAAGGTGACGTTGTACTCGGGCGGAAAGGCTGTGCGGACGTGGACATCGACCGGCAAGGTGAAGAACGCTCCTCGCGAGGAGATCTTCGCGTTCAAGGACAAGGAGACAAGGGCGTTCGTCCGCGTCACCGGAACGGTGAGTGTTGAGGAGATCAAGTGAGGTTGAGATGAGCGACAAAATGACAGGAGCCTTAGCCGAAGCGATGGAGGAGTTGCATCTTCTGGGGGCGATCGACGCGCTCAAGGGAGTTCTTGAGTGCAGGTTTGAGTCTGGAGGCGAAGGTTGTAAAGTCGTTGATGTGGCTGACATTCAGGAGCAACTGGAAAATCGTCAGCGCGACCTCTTGCGTATCCGGACGAGTCGCAAATGAGAGCGAGTGGCAGGAGGAAGGGTCTCAAGGGTGTGAGGTGCGAGTACTGCAAGAAGAAGACGCGACGGCCGCTCCACGTCAATGTGGACTATGGTGGGTCAGGTCGTGTTAGCGGTGACGGCTGCTGTAGGTCGCCGATCTGTCAGCGGTGTCTCAAGGCACGCGGCTGGGTTGACGAGCAGTTCATTGATGGACCGCCATGAAGGACCGCCATGAAGGACATGACGAACAAGGAGACCGCAGCTGAGATTCGTCGGGTGGTCGCATTGGGTACTCGTCCTCTTTTTTCCTGGCCTACGGACAATTGCGGCTACGACCAGCACATTCGATTTGTTCTGTGGCGCAACAAGTACTGGAATGAAAATTACCAGGGAGATTCGTTCGCGCAGTTCTGTCTGGAGTATGCAGACATGCTGGAAAAAGAGGACTACGAGGCGTACATGGAGGAGCAGCGTCTGGCGGTCATGAAACAGGCGAAGGAGGAATCAGATGGCGGAGAAGCTTTATCTGGGTGACGCGGTGTATGTTGACGTCACGAAGCACGGGGAGATCATTCTGACGACGGAGAACGGAGTTCGAGCGACGAACACGATCGTGCTTGAGCCGAAGGTGTTGCAGTCCTTCCTTGACTATCTTCAGACGGAGGAGGTCATCCACTTGTGAGTACCCTGGCGGACTGCGAGATGTGCGGGATGTGCTTCGTACGGTGGAAGCACGGTCCAGCGGCTGTCTGTAAGGACTGTGCGGACATGTTTGTGAGGTTCATTGATGACACGGTTCTCGACGACTTGGACTGCTGTGAAGACAAAGACGATACACGAGACGGTGACGGATGATCGCATCTCTCTGTGGACGGAACTGGGATCCTGCTGCGAGCTTGATCGATATCGAAGAGTTAAGTTTCTTTGGCCTACAAGTGTTGATCGCTGCGACTTACCTCTTGAGACTACGAGTAAGCTTTTTTGGTTCACCCGTCTCAAGGCAAAGATTGAGGGTCAAGGCGAGGGGACGCGTTTGATGAAGCGTCTGGTTGAGATCTTGGACGAGAGAGAGATCACAGTCGTGAACGCGCTCAACCCGTACGGTTCCATGGACATGCAGGCGCTGACTGGATTCTACAAAAAGTACGGATTCATAGAGGTTGAGAAAGGCTTGATGATAAGGAGGCCGAAGACGCATGAACCCGATCCAGTTCCCTGAGCAGAATACGATGGTCGCGAAGGATCAGCCTGAATACCTTGACTTGCCAGCGTACTGGTCTCCTGCTTCTGACGGTGAGGTGATCTCATGCTGGAGGCTGACTTTCTGGGAGAGGATCCGGGTGCTACTGACTGGCCGCCTGTGGCTGCGGCAGCTCACTTTCCATGAACGTCTTCAGCCGCAACTTCCTCAGATCGAGAGGCCGTTTGGAGAGAAGAAGGAGTGATTCGTTGCCCTACGAGCTGGCCAACTGTGAGTGGGTGTTGCTCAGGGAGATTGCCAATCGATCGTTCAAGCGGCTGGACATCGCGCGAACGTACTATCTGGCGATGAAGTCATCTGAGCGCGACAAGGTAAACTGGGAGAAGGTGAACAAGGCGATCATCGAGAGATGGAGCATGAGTGGGCTCGAATACATCAAGACGCAGGCGTGGAGCGGCAAGTGTTGGAAGAACTGTGGATGGAGACCGGTTGAAAAGTAAGGTGCGTCATGTGTCATTTGGAACCGGCGTCATGACGTATCCCCCTGGGCTTGTGCGGCAAGGCTGCCACCCGTCGACAGGCTCAGGGTTTTTTAGCATCTCACTCCTCCGCTGGGGGGCGCACAATCTCCTCAACCCCATCAAGCTCCGTGCGCCCCCTGGCATTTTTCAAGAGGAACAATTCATGAGCAAGAACCCGTGGATCGTGGTCGAGTTTACCAGGAGCGAATCAAGCCAACCGCCACTTGGTGACCAGCTCCAAGAAGCCATCAACGAAAACTTAGACCGGAACTATGTCTTACATAGTTGGCAGTTTGTATCGACAGACTCTGATGGTCTATTGTACGAGACGATTATCGCCATCTTCAGAAAGCATGTCGATTGATGAATCCGATTGACGAACTTTACGAAGGCTGGGACTACATGTGCGAATGTGGTACCGCCATGGTGACCACGTATCCGAAGCAGTGGGTCTGTGATAGCTGTGGTTTTATCTACCTGGCGGAGAAGGGTGTGTCGTTCGAGGACGCTTACAGTGCCAGAAAGGGGGTGACTGATGAATCCATACATCAAGGCGATTCTTGACCTGAAGCTTGATCTCGACAAGCAAGCCGTCCCGCTTGATGGCCGTAAGATTCGGATTTCTGCCGATTGCGCGAGAGAAATTGCTTACGACAGTCTTGGCTATTCGTTTGGCGACTATGGACAGACCCGTCTGGCTATATTCTCCAAACCAGAACTCGCTGTCGGGTCAAGGATCTTTGGTTTCGATGTGGTGGAGGTCTCCGGTGACGAGACGGTTGTTTTCCTGGGGGATGAGATGAAGGTGACACAGACCGAGTACGGCTACTGGAACGACCGCGTGAACAAGCACAAGAAGTTGATCTTCGGTGCAATCCTTGGTTGCTTGTTCAGGCACAAGACTCAGTACATTGATCTTGATAACATGCGTTTCAAGATCGTCCCATGGCCCCCAGGAGAGGAGATGGAATGCCGATCTACTGCGACATCGACGGAACGCTGACGGACAAGCCTCACCATTCTCACGGGGCTCCACGTCCTGACGTCATTCAGAGGTTGAAAGACGCGATCAAGCTTGGTCACGAAGTTGTGCTCTGGTCTGGACGTGGCTCGACTTATGTGAAGTCCTTCGCCATACAATATGGAATTGACGCGATAGCCTGTCTGTCAAAGCCGACACTGGTAGTCGACGACAAGCCGGACATTCGTCATCTTCCAGGAGACGTCCGGTACAAACCGATCACCCCGGAAGAATTCTTGAAGAAGGACTTGAAATGACGCTCTGGCTTTCTTGCGGCTACTATCCCAGTTGGATCTCTCTTCACTACAAAGAGCCGAAGTGGAACGAGAAAAGGATTCAGTGGGAGGGTTATACGTTGGCTTGTCCAAGTGACATCAGGAAGATGTTTCCGAAGCTCCCTCTTCCCGGAGAGTTGCTTGAGATTGAAGTGACGCTCAAAGAAACCTGGGTGATGGTTGACGATGTTTGATGAACCACCCGAACCACCTGAGCCCGAAGATGACCCGGAAGGGTACGCGCAGTATCTCAGGCGTAATGTCATCGCTATGGCCCGTCGCTACTTCGTCGAGCACGGTCATGAGGAGCTTGAGGCGAAGGACTCGTACGCGGGGCTGCCGTGCATACCTGGGGTACCAGACCTGCGCAAGGCCACGCTCGAGGACATCATCGCGACGTACGCGGGGCTGCCGTGCATACCTGGGGTACCAGACCTGCGCAAGGCCACGCTCGAGGACATCATCGCGACGATCAAGTACCTCGATGACTGGAAACGGGAGTTCAAGCTGGAGGACATCGACTGAAAGCTTGCTTTCATCCATTTTCGGTTTGACTTGGCAATTCAGGCTTCGGTCGATAGTCTGATGGTATGGAGAAGTCAGAAGCCAGGAGCCAAGAGGATCGAGAAGAGGTCTTTAAGGACTGGGCTGCTCGCAAGTACGAGACCCTCAAGCAGCTTGCTGAGGCGTACGGGATCCCGAGCGTTGAGACGATCCTTTCGTGGATCAAGCGCTATAACTGGGGTGAGCGGCGAGCTGAGTTCGTCGAGGAGGTCTTCGCTAAGGACGAGAAGCGTGGACGCGCGGTCCAAGAAGCCAACGAGATACATCTGAAGGGCTGGCGCGTTCTTATTGGCCAGGCGATGAACCTGATCCAGCCAAGGACGAACTCTGCTGGGAGGCTTATTCCGGTCGATGCGGCCGTGCTGGATAAGGTATCGAGCATCCTTACTCGTGCCCAGAAGGGTCAGCGTCTCGCCATTGGTGCGGATCTGAGTGCCAACCAGGATCGCTCGAAGCGTGTCCGGGTGACGATCGGCGAAGAAGGGACTCCGACGGAGCTCAAGGTCCTGGCGAAGGAGGTCCTTGACCAGCACGAAGAGGCCCAAAAGCAGGACGCCGCTGGTTGAGGTGACGCATGGCCCCGCCCAACGTCGTCAAGGCCAAGATCAACTTCGTGCCGCACATTCACCAGGCGCGGTTCATTCTGAGTGACTCTCAGACGGTCGTCGCCGTAGCGGGAGCTCGGTCGGGGAAAACGCTCAGCGGGAGTGCCCGGGCGCTCGACATGGTGATCTCTCAGCCGAACTACGCCAAGGTTGATCGCAAGGCCCAGATTCCCTACATGGTGGCGATCGGGACTGAGAACTACCCGATGCTGAAAAGGGTGATCCTGCCGGCGTTTCAGCGCATATGTCCGCAGGAGCTCAAGGAGGGGCCGTACCACTGGACGGATCACTTGCAGAAGGTCTGGGGGGTGAAAGGGCTCACGTACGTGTACTTCCTGTCGTGCCGGGATCCGACGTCGTGGCAGGGGCTGGATCTCCACGGGTGCTGGTTGGACGAGTTCGCGCTCGTGAAAGAGGCGATGTACGACGAGATCCAGACCCGCCTGGCGAATCAGATGGGCTGGCTGCAGCTGACTGGGACGCCGCGGGGCCCCAACTGGGCAAAGAAGAGGCTCTACGACGAGTGGATCAAGGAGGATTCAGCGCTTGACGTGGATTTCTTCACCTGGACGACTGCGGACAACCCGTTCTTCCCACGTAAGATCCTCCAGCAGAAGCGGGAAGAGATGCCTCGCCGGTACTTCCGTCGGACGTTTGAGGCTTCCTGGGACACGTTCGAGGGCCAGGTCTACGAGGACTTCCTGGAAGAGCTCCATTGTAAGCCGATCGAGGACTACACGTTTGCGCTTCCCAACGGCACTCTGGCAGGGCATGGCCGGATCGTGATCAAGCTTGAGCATGTGTCTGCCGGTGTTGACTGGGGGTATACGAATCCTGGGGCGATCGTCGTGGGTGGGATAACCAGCCGCGGGGTTTGGTACATCCTGGATGCGACCGCGGCTCGTGGCGTTGAGGTGGTTTCGACGTCAAGGGGCGACTCCTGGGTCCGGAGGGCTCTCGAGATGCGGGCGAAGTGGGGGGTTCAGCACTTCTACGCTGACCCTTCGGAGCCTGAGCACATCCGGCAGTTTCAGATAGCCGGCCTGCCGGTGAGGGCAGCTGTGAATGACGTGATACCTGGAATACAGTGTGTCGCGAAGTACATGAAGGTCCACGAGACGACTGAGAGGACGCACATGGTTATCATGAGCGGTCTCAAGGATTTGCTCGACGAGATCACGTACTATCACTGGAAGGACGAGAAGGAAGAGCCTGAGAAGGTCAACGATCACGGGATGGACGCGATGAGGTATCTTGTATACACTCACGAGAAGCATGGATCGTTTGATCGGGAACTTGATTACGAACCTCAGAGGGAATGAAGGAGGTCGCACTATGAAATCTGATTTGAGGGCACACGGCAGAGAGATTGAAGGTCTCCTGCAACGAGTGGCTGCGCTTGAGGGAAACGAGATTGCGCCCGAGAGTTCTTCTGACAACTATGACACCTCTGACATCTCTGACCTCAAGTCTTTGATCGTCAGTCTGTCCATTCGACTCGATGACATTGAGGCTTCTCTGAATGACGTCTCGACGATCGGGCCGAAGAAGTTGGCGATCAAGTTCGGAGCAAGGATGGATGCACTTGATGAACGCTTGCAGTCAATTGAAGCAAGATCGGGTTGAAGTGAATGGCATCTCTTGATTCAAAAATGACTATTTGCCTCTCACCGGAGTCCCTTGAGAAGCTTGAGGAGCTGCTGTTGAAGATCGAAGCAGTTTGCGAACGTGTTGAGAAGGCTGTCGAGAGTCTGGATTCAAATAAACGAGTTGGTGACTGATGCCTGAAAATCAAGATCTCTTCAAGCGGCTCGACGCCAAGCATCCTGACTACTTGAAGTGGGAGGCTAACTGGAAGCTCTTTCGGGATGTTCTGGGGGACAACGAGCCAGAACTGAGAGACTATCTTCCCAGGGGGGAGTTCGAGGATGACAAGCCTTACAAGATTCGTCTTGATCTGAGCCAGTTCATTCCAGAGAGCCCGATCGTCATTTCGAAGCTCGTGAATGCGGTCTATTCGCGCGGGCCGGTGAGGCAGTTCAACTCTTCGGTGATCGAGGACGACTTTGCGAAAAACGTCGATCTCAAGGGAACGATCTGGGACGACTTCATCGAGAACGTCTGCCGGCGCCTGCTTGGCTACGGGACGATTCGGATCTTGGTGAATGTCAGACGTCCAGACCTCTTGCTTCAGTCGCCTGAACAGCCTCTGTCGGTGGCTGACGAGCAGGCTTTGGGGATTCGCCCTTACGCCATCAACTACTCGCCGCTCGCCGTGGTTGATTGGTCAACGGATCAGTTCGGGCGTCTTGTGATGGTTCGGATCAAGGAAGAGAAGAAGATCGCCTCAAAGACTCAGGTCGGGATGCATGATACTCTCGTGAGGTTCATTCAGTACGACGAGAAGAATGCCACGTGGTGGGAATTCAGAGTGACGAACGAGGGTGTGGAGGAATTGCTGGGCTCTGAGGATGGGAATACTTCAGAGCATGGTCTCGGGGTAGTGCCGATGATCGTCGAGAACTATCCCAAAGAGATCAGCTCCATGGTTGGTGCTGGGTTCATTCGCTACATCGCGAAGGCGGATGTGCGGAAGATTCAGGCCGAATCCGATCTTCACTACGACACGTACATCCATGCTCATCCTGTGTTCTTTTATGCGGGTGACGAGCCGAAGGGGTCGGTTGGTATCGGCGCTTCGAGTTACCTCAAGATCAAGGTTGGCGAGAAGGTTGGCTATGTCGACATGCCTGAGAGCGTGTCGCGGAACATCCGTGAAGTGATCCAGCTCAATATCGATTCTATGCACAGGCATTCCGGGACTGATCCTCTGGGGGTGATGACGGCAGGGAAAGGGAATGTCTTTCAGGCGAGTGGGGTCTCTCGGGCTTGGAGTTTCGGCACCAGTGAGGCTCGCATCCTCAAGAATATCGCCATGAAGATGCAGCGGATTGAGTTCCTGATTCTGGATCTTGTCACTCGTCATACGACCCCGTCGGATCGGGACCTTCCACGGGACGAGTCGGCGTTTGATGGAGACATCAAGTATCCTGAAGAGTTCGACCCGTCTTCGAGTGTTCAGCTCATGGAAAGCGCTGAAGAGTCGAAGGATATAGTGAATTCCGAAACGTTCCACAAGACGCTTGCCAAGCGGATTGCCGCAACGCTTGCTGGTGAAATCAAGCACGAAACGCTCGAGACGATTCTCAAGGAGATTGAGAAGAATCCGCTCCCCGGCGAGGAGTCCCAGCTCGATATGAGGCTTCCAGACATTGAGCTTTCTCCTGAGGATGGCGACGGTGAGTTGCCCACGCGACCACCGCAGAACAAGAACGCGCCACCACCTCGACGTCCAGCGAAAGTATAAATGACTTGCATTACATGTACAGTAAGGCTTAAGCTCAAGTGTTAGTGTCCTTTTAGGGGTCCACGGAGATCAATCTTGCTATGGCAGAGAACGACGTAACGCCGAGTGGAGTCGTGCCTGACGTCAGTGGCGAACCGAAACCCGGCGATCAGAAGTGGTACGAAAAGCTGGGTGAGGAGGACGTCATCACTCCGCGCAAGCTGCAGGCCATCATCGCTGCCAACACGGCTACGCAGGAGAAGCGCTTGGACACCAAACTCGGAGAGCTCAACAAGGGCCTCTCCGACGTTGTCAAAGAAGCGATGAAGGCGGAGAAAGAAGCGAGCGAAGAAGGCAAGAAAACGGGCAAATCGAATGAGCAAGAGGCGGAGATGGCTCTGCTGAAGCGAAAGCTGGAAGAGGCTGAAGGCAAGATCACGTCTCTCGTGACAAATCTTGACGAAAGCAAGCATCGCGAACTGGCCACCTCGAAACGTCAGCTCATCATGAAGGCCCTTTCTGAGTCCGGATGTTCGAAGCCCGACATGGCCTACAAGTGCATCAGCGATGATGTGCGGGTAGAAGATGGAAAGGCTTTCGTTCTTCAGGACAACGGCTATGGAGCCGAGGAACAAGTTCCCCTCGACGAGTTTGTTCAAGTTCAGGTTCGTGAGAAGCTATTACCAGAGCTTTTCCGAGGAGCCAATCGAGGCGGATCACCAGCGTCGGGGGATGAGTCTGGTGATGGCGCGAAGGGCTTCAAGTTCGACTGGGAAAAAGTGAAAAACAACATACCAGTTCTGGCCAGCGATGAGTTCACCGCTGCTCTGAACCAAGGGCTTGTAGCTAACATGCCCAAGGGAGCGCCCCACACAAGCGGCGTTTAGTAACTGCTATGTTCTTAGTTTAGGAATTTTCTAATGGCAGAAATCTCTGCTGTTTTTGTACCTGAACTATGGGCCGCTCTCGGCATCGATGTTCTCATGAAGAACCTCGTTATGGCCGAGTTGGTCCATAGAGATTTCGAACCCGTCGTGGCCGCCATGGGCGACACCGTGAATACTCGTAAGCCTACGAAGTTCACGGTTCGTGATTGGGCCGGCCAGGAAGATACCGGAGATCTTGCTGACAACGAGATCTTCGTTGAACGCCCCCTGGCGGTTAATGTGCCGGTCATTTTGTCCAATCACAAGTACGTTTCCTTTATGGAAGAGGATAAGGTCGGCAGCTTGTCAGTTGTCGATATCAGGGATGCGTACATCAACCCGGCGATTGTGCCACTTGCTGAAGCGATTGACCTGACGATCATCAACGAGCTCATCGCGGGCACCGATGGTGACGGTAATACGATCGCTGAAGTGATTCTTGAGACGACAGGCACCATGGCTTTCGAGGACGTCGTTAATGTGATGAGGGAGCTCAACATCAGTGAGGCTCCAGTGTCGCCGCGGCGATTTGTCATGGGTACGGAACACCATGCCCAGGCCCTCAAGGACAGTCTGTTCGTTCAGGCCGATCAGTCCGGAGCAACCACTGCCCTCAGAGAAGCGCAAGTGGGGAGAGCTTTTGGGATGGACACGTTCATGAGTCAGAACGTGCCCGACAACACCGATGGCCCTCAATCAATCGCGTTTCATCGGAATGCGGTGGCGTTTGTAAGTCGACCTTTGCGTGCCATTCCCTCCAGTCTCGGGGCGCAATCGGCCAGTGCTGTGCATCAGAATTACACGGCGCGGGTCATCACCTCGTACAAGCATCGAGGGCTCGGCATCGATGTGAGTTTCGACCTTCTTTGGGGGGTGCGTCTTCTCGACGCCAACCTCGCCAAGAGGCTCGTAGGCTGAGACAATCGTTCTGTCTCGATTCTTTCCGGCGGGATCAGGCTCTCTGATCCCGTCGTTTTTTTTGGTTTCGGGGATGTACCTACCTGACATCGGCAAGAGAGAGAGTGGCAACGACATCTTCGTTGTGGGGACGGGCACCTCTCTTTCGAGGTTTGACTGGAGTCTGCTTGACGGTCGTCGTGTGATAGCCCTCAACGATGCGATCAAGAGCCTTCCATTTGCTACCTACCACCTCTATACCGACAACCTCTTCAGCCGCAAGTATGCGGGTCTGTCTCTCCCTGTGACGACTATCCTCTGTCGAAATCGATCGGCGATCGATCTCTCGAAAGCTGGGTGCTTCAATGGCAAGGTTTGCAGGTTCATGTCTGCTGACAGTCCAGGGGTGGCCAACAAGTATCAGCTGTATGTGTTCGCAACGGTGGCGGCGACGGCCATTCACGCAGCTCATCTTCTCGGAGCTCGTCGGATCTTCCTTCTGGGGATTGACGCCTACAGGCTTCCAGAGAAGCGCTACTACGACGGCAGAGCTCGATCGAACAGGAAGAAGTACAAGATCGTTGCTCGAGTTGGTAAGCGGTGGACAGAGAAGCAGCATCTGCGGTGGGCCCGAGCCATGGATGTGATGAGAAGCTACTTCGATAGACGGAAGATGTACCCCGGTCCCTGGCCTGGTCCAGGGGTCTACAACCTGAGCCCACATTCGACCATATTGGCGTGGGAGAAGGTGAACCCAGGTCTCGTTCTTGAAGGAAAGGCAATACATGGTTGAAACGAAGAAGCAGGACGACGCCCACAAGTTTCGTCGCAAAACAAAGCTTACCGGAATCTGTGATCTGAAGGACACGAAGAAGGGCAAGACGGCTGTTGTCTGGTGTTCGGGGCCAACGTTTGCTGATTACAAGGACACTGAGATTCCGGAGGACTGGGAGAGGTTCTCTGTGAATGAGACTATCAAGCGGGATTGGTCTGGGTGGGGCGGCAGGAATCCTGAGTACTGGGTTTTGAGTGATATCCCGGTGGTGGAGAAGTTTTCTCGACACTGTCCTCCTGACAGCACGATTCTCGCTATGCATCGTGCGACTGAGACGATTGTAGCTCGTTGTCCGCAGAATAAGATCTACACCGTCAACAGCATGCCTGATACACACATCAAGACTTTCGACAACGGTTACGAGTTCTTCTCGCGCCGGACTGTCCTGATTGGTGCGGTAGAGATGGCTAGGTATATGGGGTTCAAACGGTTCTTCGTGTTTGGTCTCGATCTCTTCAGACTGCCGTCGAAGTACTACTACGACGGGAAGGACGCAATCACGATGGGCGAGCGTCGGTCTCCTGAGAAGTTCCAGGTTCGCGGCAAGGAGAACCGATACCAGGGACAGCGGATCTACCAGACTCCGAACCTCAGGGCCGCTCGCTTGATGTTGGGAGAGGTCAAGAAAGCGGGTCTCTGGTCTGACATCGATATTCATGTTGTTGGATCGCCGATCTCTCAGCAGGACACGGTTCCGAAGATGTCCAAGGAAGAGTTTGAGAACATCCTGATGAGAGAGAAGGTGACGCGTCCACCCAGTCGTGATGATCCGATCAAGATGGTTCCTTTACTTCAGAATAATGGCAAGGCAAGAAAGATTGAGTGATGCCAAGGTTCAACGTTCCAGACAAGCTAAGGCTCATTGAGGTCGTCAGCAATTCCAAGGTCTGTCCGCGCTGCATGATCTTCTGTATGGAGAGGAAGCCGTACTTCAAGTACGGACAGAGCGCCATTTTCTTTTGCAACAAAGGCAGGTTGCCTGAGACCAAGGTGTTCTGCAAGAATGGTTGCAGTGATCGTTTTCCTGACTGGGGCTGGAAGGACGTAACAGATCCGAGTTTGTTCGGAAAGCATATACCGAGGAGATGAGGAGTGAAGGACAAGACCGTTCTTTTATCTCTGGACCTTTTCAAGGGGTGCTCAAGTTTCCACGCGGAAGACCATCGACCGATTCTTGATTCCATTCAGGACGCGGCAGAAATCGATCCAGGTCGTCTGTTTGTTCAGATAGGGATAGGGGATGCTCGCTCCACCGTCTCTTTGATCGGGGCTCTGAACGAGCTCGGTCTTGAATGCACGCTTCTTTCTATCGACTCTCATCCAAGCGCTAAGTTCGCTTGGGAATCACTTTGTTCGGGTCTTCGCGGTCCCTGCTTGCCACGATTTAGAGAGACCTTCTCTCAGGCCATTGACTGCCACTTCTCATTCTATGGACCTTCTTGGCTGCTGATAAGCGGATGTCCGTGCTACAAATGCACCAGGGCGCATCTCAAAGACTGGGTGCATCGAGTATCTCTTGACGGGTTCCTCTTGATGAACACGGCGAACGAAGAAACTGAAGGGGTTAGGATCCCAAGTCCCTACCATCTTAAGGAAGGTCGTGTGGATGTATGTTGCGGTGTTCTTCGTGGTGCGGAGACTGCTCACAGGATTCGTGACGAATATGACCCCTGGCGTCCAGACGAATGTAGGATGATGAAGATCTGGAGACGACAGAGGTGAGCGACGTAGACATTCGTTTTCTGCGTGGGAAGTGGATTGACGGAGATGCGTTCATCGTCGGCACAGGAACCAGCCTGCGTGGGTTCGACTACTCGGTTCTCAAGAACAGATTTACGGTCGCTCTCAACTGTGCGGTGAAGCAGTTTTCTCCATCGCTGCTCATCTTCAGTGACGATCAGCTCTGGAGAAGGTACGTCGGCCTGCCTTTGAAGAAATCCACTGCGGTGGTCTGTCAGTCTGGTGCGGTGCATTACTTGCGGAAAGACAAGAGATGCGCATTCAGAAATCAGGTATTTCTGTTTCGAAGAACGACAAGACCTCCAGTCAAGGTGTCTGATGACATGCTTCACGTTGGGAGGACCGTGGCTTGCGGCGCCCTTTATCTGTGCTGGAAGCTTGGCGCGAGGAGGGTCTTCTTGCTTGGTGTGGACGGCTACAGGGTCTCTGAGGCGTACTACTCAGATGGATCCATGCACCAGAAGGGTGATCGTCAGATAACGAAGAGAACTGGGAACCTTCTTCAAGAAGATCGGCATCTGAGATGGAATGCCACCATGGATGAGGCTAAGGGGTTCTTCAATTCAGTCAAGGCGTATCCATCCGTCTGGCCTGGTCCAGGTGTCTACAACCTGAACCCGCAGTCTCTTATCAGTTCATGGCCGAAAATTGACCTGAAGGAGGCCCTCAAGAACAGCCTGCCTGATTTCTTGCCTGAGAACAACGGTGGAGTCGAGTGGTTCAAAAACAGTAGGAGTCGGACCAATGCGTCCAGTAGCTGACGACTTCAAGGCACTTTCAGAGCTCTTCCCTTTGTGGCAAAAGCTCGAAGTGTCGACGGTCCTCGAGTTGTTCTGTGGCGCGGGCAAGTTCGTAGCTCTTCTGAAGGACTGTGGGTTTACAGTCCACGGAACGGAACCGGAAACTGACCTCGCGATCAAAGCTCAGAGGGATGGTGCTTTTGTATTTCCATATTCGGCATCTGATCTTCACAAGTTCGACGATGGTCAGTTCGACGCGGTAGGCATGGTGTGCATCGATCGGTCTCCAGAGACAAAGCGACTGAACTGGTTATTGAGAATGGGTTGAGAATATGCTCGAAGCTGTTCTTTTACAGCTTTCTCTTCGGTTCCTGTGGACAGAAGGTTCTCGACAAGATTGACAAGTTGAGTTTGAACATCCTTGTTCGGCGGCACAATGAGGTTGAAGGAGTCTCTTTAATCAAGCTTTGATGGATGAAGACAAAGACCTGAACGACCTGTTGCTCCCTCTGAAGCTGGCTGGTTTGAAGATTGAGGGCATGCCTGAAGACTTGAGACGCCTATGTATCGATTCGTCGAATCTTGCTACTGAAGGCAACTTGCTGGAACTTCTGAAGCGTCTGCGTTTTCAGCTTGACGGAGCGATCAAGATTCTCGAATCTTCCTCCTCGGGTTAGTTTTTTGTTTGCGCTTTCGAGGTGCGTTCATGATAATTTTGTCCATCATGCCAAGCCGAGAACTGGTGATGATTTCCAATATTACGTCCTGGTCGTAACCTACCATTCACCACTCCACCTGAGTGGTTCTCGGCTTGGCTGGTGCTCGGCTGGGACGTTTTTATTTGAAGGAATGACCGCATGCGTCGACCGAAGATCGCGATACTAACGCCTCTGGTGGACTTCAGTTCGAGCTATTCGTTGTGTGGGATCATCCTCGATCAGGCTCGTATGTTTGATCGTCACAACTACGACTACGACCTTTTGGTTCTGAAGAACTTCAACAAGCATGACATCGAAATGGAGGGTCTGCCGAAGAGAGTTCGAGCGATATTGCCGCAGACTGTCTTGCATGACTATCAGTGGAATGAGAAGCCGCACGACGACTTTGATGAACAGATTGACGTTCACTACGGCGGACGTCCGGAGACGGGGGAGATTGGTTACAAGGAGGCCGTTGAGCCGTACGACATCATCATCACGCATGACTTGATGTTCCTAGGGTCACACCTGTGTCAAAACGCCGCGATACGTCGTTGTGTTGAGATGTATCCGAATAAGCACTGGCTTCATTGGATTCACAGTGCTCCTAGTGGGCTTCCTTCCAACGAACAGCCGCCGTATCCATCCAGTCTGAGATTCCAGGGTTGCGAGAACTCAACGTACGTATTTCTTAATAATCGTCAGAGACAGGATGTGGCGAATCATTTTCAGATCAAGGCGGCGGACGTGGCAGTTGTCTACAACTTCAAGGATCCACGCGATTACTACGGGGTGCATGAAGACGTTGATTTGTTGATCAAGCAGCACAGGCTTCTGGATCATGAAATACTTCAGGTGTACCCTTTCTCGACTCCACGGTGGGAGGCGAAGGGCGTCAGTAAGCTGATGAAGATCTGGGGGTATTGGAGGAAACTTGGAATCAACGCGAAACTGGTTCTCGTTAATTCTCATGCCAACAACGAGAAAGACGAAGTCATCGTACGGAAGATGGAGGCTTACGCGAGGAAGTGTGACTTAACTCCCGGACTTGATGTGATCTGGACCTCAAGATTCGCAGCAGATCAGGACGTCAAGAATGCAGAGATCGGAATTGATGAACCGGTCTGGAGTCAATGGAAATACAGCGTCCCGTCAAGAGCAGTCCGTGAGCTTGTTCAGATGTCAAATCTGTTCGTCTTTCCGAGTGAGAGCGAGTGCTGTTCTTTGATACAGGCGGAAGCCGCGATCTCTGGGAAGTTCTTGGTTCTCAATAGGGCGTTTCTTCCGATGCTTGAGTTTGGATCAGACAACGTCCTGTCTTACGATTTCAGCAATGACCCAAACTCCAATCCTGTTTACTACGAATGTGTTTCCAGGGAGCTCTGGGGAGAACTGCAAAGAGACTCGACGTTCATGAGCTCAACCAAAGCAAGGACACAGATGTACAATCGAGATTGGGTGTTCAAGAATCAATTGGAACCTCTTTTGAACAAGATGAATCAGTAATGGATACGATCAGAATCTTCATCGGCAGTGAGCCCAAGACCAGAGTTCCCGCTCAGGTGCTCGTTTACACCATCAAGAAGTATACGAAGAATCCAGTCGAGATCCACATCATGGAACCTGGGGGCGAGAAGGGGTACTGGGAGAAGCCTAAGGACTTGCGGATGGGGACTGGGTTCTCTCTCTTCAGGTGGATGATTCCTCACTACCTGGGCTACAAGGGGAAGGCGATCTACCTGGATGCTGACCAAATCGTCTTCCATGACATCCTAGATCTGTGGACGAAGGATGAGCAGAAGCCTGGTCCGAGCGAGGTCTGGTGCGCCTACGACAATGACAAGTACTTCAAGAATCCGAGTAAACCCGGCATGCAGTCGAGCGTCATGCTGATCGACTGTGAGAAGGCAAAATACTGGGAGTTGGACTGGATGTCGTCGCAGATGCGTAAGAGGGTATGCAACTATGGCATGTTCATGCATCAGGTGTGGGGGAAGTTTCCTGCCAACAGGATCGAGGTTGAGTGGAATCAGCACAACAAGCACGTTCCTGATAAGACAAAGCTTCTTCACTACACTCGAGAGCAAACTCAGCCTTGGTACAACATTCATCACAAGTTTGCGATCACTTGGGAGAAGGTCTTGATTGATGCGATCAAGGCTGGTGCAGTTCCTCGTGCAGAGCTTGAGGCGGCGATAGCTCGTTTCGGAAGGCCGGATGCTGGAGACAGGAGGAGGACGTTCGGGATTCATCCGCAGTACAAGAGAGTCCTGACAGCCTACAATTCTTGAGGTGCGAATGAAGGTTCTGATTACCGGAATAACTGGTCAGGATGGAAGCTATTTGGTCGAGCTTCTACTCGAGAAAGGCTACGAAGTGCACGGCTTTGTTCGTCGTGTAGCGACGCACAGCCGTGATGATCGTCTGTGGCGGATTTCAAACCTTCTTGGTCCCAATAGGTTGCACGGTGTTTTGGAACTTCATGAGGGATCGCTCGACAACCCGGCGTCGATATCAGCTCTGATTCAGAAGATCAGGCCGGACCAAGTGTACCACTTGGCGGCTCAAAGTGATGTTGGCGCCAGCTACGAGGATCCTTTTACGACGATGTCGGTCAACGTTTTGGGGACTCAGTACGTTCTCGAGGCGTGTCGCCGGCACTGCCCGAAGACGAAGATCTACTTCGCCGGATCTTCTGAGCAGTTTGGGCCCTATGCGACGCCGCCGATGAACGAGCAGACATTCATGCGTCCGATTTCTCCGTATGCTGTTTCCAAAATCAGCGCGTATAACATGTGCGGGTTCTATCGTGACTGTTACGACATGTTCATCGCTCGAGGGATTCTCTTCAACCACGAGAGTCCACGTAGGGGTGAAGAGTTTGTAACAAGGAAGATAACCCGAGCAGTTGCGAGGATAGTCGCCGACAAGCAGAAGGTCTTGAGTCTCGGCAATATGAAGGCGAGGCGAGACTGGGGTCACTCTAAGGATTACGTCAGGGCGATGTGGATGATGCTTGATCGTGAGTACCCTGACGATTTCGTCATCTCCACAGGGAAGTCATGGTCTGTAGAAGACTTCTGCGTTGTTGCGTTCGACCATGTTGGTCTGAACTGGAAAGATTGGGTCAAGCGTGATGCAGTGCTTCTTCGCGATGGAGACATACCAGACCTTGTTGGAAATTCTTCTAAGGCCGCAAGTCTTCTCGGTTGGTCTCCGGAGATTCCTTTCAACCGATTGGTCAAGGACATGGTAGAGGCGGACGTTGAAAGAGAGTCATGATCATCGATACTTCTTGTTTCGAGAGCGTCGTTACGCTTACTACCGAAGCCGAAAGACTCGATTCAACGAGCGAGCAGTCGAGTTACCGATTGTTAAACGACAACTGGATTGTTGTCGAGGGTCCATACTTGAGGTCGGCAACGTCTTCCACAAACATTACTCAAGGAGCCCGCCCAAATGGTCAGTCGTCGATCTTTACGAGAAGAACTATCCACATGTAATCAACGAAGATATCACAAAGTTCGAGACATCTGAGCGGTTCGATCTTGTTGTTAGCGTCTCGACGCTTGAGCACGTCGGATTCGATTACCAGGAAGAGAGGGATCCAACGAAGTGCAGGAGAGCGATAGAACGAATCAGGGCGTTGTTGGCGCCAGGAGGGAGACTGTTGATCACGTGTGGATTCGGCTACAACCGTAACTGGGACAGAATGGTGGGGTCGGAAGAGAAGCTTTTCGATCGACTCCACTGCATGGTTCGTGCCTCATCTCAAGAGGCCAATCAATGGGTGGAGGCTCCTCTGTCTGAAGCGATCGAGAAGAAGTACACGCGAAAAAGAGGAGCCAGCCTGCAAACGGCAACCGGCTTGATGATTGGAGAGATCGACGGATGAAGGTTCTCTATGTCACTTCATTCATTCCGACGATGTACTCGATCAGTGCAAGGAATCTGATTAGCACGTTTCAGGGAACCAGGAGTGGCGGTTCAATGCTTCTTTGTCATGAGGGGTTCGAGGCTGACAAGCTACCTAAGTTTCCAGATGGGTTCTTCTCCTGGGATGTCGGTGATAGCGTCTGGTTGAAGGAATGGCTAGAACGTTTCAAGGGGATTATCCCTCTGAAGTTGGGCGGAACTCATCCTCGATGTAGATGTCCATATCCTGACAACGCGCAGAAGCCACACAAGAAGCGTTGTCCGGGTTGGTGGTGGAACAAGAACGCGTCCCGGTGGTTTCGAAAGATTGTCTGCCTTCGTCACGCTGTTGAGAACTACTCTTTCGATGCGATAATCTGGGTCGACTGCGATGTGTCTTTCCTTGGCAGGCGGCTCAAGACAGACACTGTTCGTGAGTGGTTCAATGAAAAGGACGTGTTCTTTCTTAAAAACAGGAGGATGGCACCAGAGACTGGAGTCGTGGGCTTCAACATGCGAGGAAAGGGTAGGGAGCTCATCGAGATTCTTGTGGAGTGGTACGACAGCGGAAAGTTCCAGAAGGAACATCGGTGGGACGACTGTTGGCAGCTGATGACGGTCTTGAATCATCACCCAGAGATCAGCAGGATTGACTTGGCTTACGGTGTAGCATCTCCTGGTCAGGTAATACCTACAAGCCCGCTGCGTCACTATTTCACGCATACAAAGGGTAAGCACAAGAGAGCGAAGGTGATCTGACATGCCAGAGATCATTCGTATCTGCATAGGTACTGAGCCCAAGATGAGGATTCCGGAGAAGGTCCTCAAGTACACGATACGAAAGCATACGTCGAGACCTCTTGCGATCTTCAGGATGATGGGTGAACCTTGGGACAAAGCTCCGACTGGTGTTACTGGGTTCTCGTTCCGTCGCTGGATGATTCCTGAGTTCTTTGACCACAAGGGTTTTGCAATCTACCTGGATGCGGATCAGATCGTACTCGATGACATTGCGAAGCTGTGGGCTTTCAAGGATTCGTATGAAGGGAAGTCACATCTCTGGTGTGCGCACAAAGGCAAGCGGGCGTTAACGAGCGTCCTTCTCATCAACTGCGCGATGTGCAGGACGTGGCAAAACATCCCTGTTCGGTTGAAGAATAAAGAGCTGTCTCGTAGAGAGGTGATGCATGGAAAGTGGATCAAACCAAAGCCGTTTGATCTCGGGTATGAGTGGAATCACATTGATCTCTACAAGCCTGGAGAGACGAAGCTCCTGCATTACTCGGATCTGAAGAGACAGCCGTGGTTCCAACCGGAGCATCCTCTCAGGGGACTCTGGGAGAAAGAATTGAAGGAAGCCATAGAGAGCGGCGCTGTGAGTCAGGAAGACCTGAGGTGGGCGAGAGGGATATACCGGAAGAAGGAAGGCCTTCATCCGTACTACGATCATCTTCTGAAAGGATAGGCATGCAGGTTTCGTTGCTCTGGGACAAGCACAAAGGTCAGGACATCTACATCGTTGGCACCGGACCGTCGATGCGGGTTTTTCCAATGGAGGTCCTCGACGGGAAGACAACGATCGGACTCAATCGTGCTTGGAAGTATTCTTCCTTGACATATTCAGTCACCGTTCATCCTGACTTGATCGTGGAGTACGAGAAAGACACCGAACGAAAGAACAAGACACAGTGGATTGTGAAAGGTCAGAAGGCTCCTATTCGAGCGTCATTCTCTGACAAGAGATACTACGTTTTCGAAGGCGAGAAGCCAGTACCGACTCACGGGTTCAACCTTCAGTACGTTCGTGAGAGGGTTCGTAACGTGCTCTACATTGGGCGCGGGATTCAGCAGACGGCAATGAATATCGCGGCTCACATGGGAGCTCGAGCGATCTATCTTGTAGGTGTTGACATGTGCTCGCTCGATGGATCGCATCATGGCCACGCTCAGCCCATTCAATTTCATGGTCTCAATCCAGATGCCGTCTACAGAGAATACCGAAACTTCACCGCGCATATTCGCAAGGTCATAAGAGATGAACTGAAGATTCCCGTAGTCAGTTTGACGCCATTCATTGGTCTCAACGACGCAGTAGAAGACTTCAACCGGGTGAAAGGAGAGCTCGATATTAAACCATTGCCTGGAGCGCTCGACGTTTCAAACTACAATCGAAGAGAAGTCAACTTAGACCCAAATCGCAGGGGTTGATCGATGCATCCCTCAAACATACTCTACTGGGATACTTGCAAGAAACGCTTTCCTGAACTGTTCAAGAACAGGCGAGTTGTCGAGTTTGGTAGCTACGACGTCAACGGAACGGTTCGTGACTATTTTGATGACTGCACATACCTGGGCGTGGATTGGCGCGATGGACCAGGAGTAGATCACGTGTGTCTTGCTCATGAGTTCGACGAGTCGATGAAGTTTGATACCGTGATTAGCACGTCGATGCTTGAGCATGATCCGTATTGGGAGAAGAGTCTTCACAAGATGGTTGATGTGTTGACCGACGATGGTGCATTGCTGCTCTCTTGGGGTTCGGCTTTGAATCTTAGTCATGAAGAAAAAACGTGTCCTGATTACGACGAGAAGACGAACCCAAAACCCTTTCATCCAAGACCAGTCAGGCATGTTCTTGATCTTCTCGATCTACTTGGGATGCACGTACAGGAGTCTCGGTACGAATTCAATGTCTGGAAGGATCAGGGTAGGGATGTAAATAAGGTTAGGAAGGCGAAGGGGTTCGCAGTAGGGATTTTCTTCAAGAACAAGGATCACGTCAGAGTTGATGAGAGGGTTGTCGACACTCTCTACCCGGAGGACATGGGGATGAAATTGCCGAAGTTGAGGGGCAAGAGGTACCAGCAGCTCTACATGCAACTGAGTGATCTCTTGGACAGTCGTTCGAGAGGCCGTGTCAACATCCTTGAAATTGGCACCTACGACGGAAGTACTGCCATCGGATTGATGGATTTGTGTCACAGCAGAAAGTGTGAGCCTTTCTACACCGGGGTTGATCTCTTTGAGTCAATGACTAAGGAGAGGCAGAAAGAAGAGATTGGAAAGAGCAAGATGGCTCCGAGATTTGAGAAGGTCGAAAAGAGGATTCGAGACAGCGGCTACAAGTTTCGTCTGTTTCATGGAGACTCAAGGAAGATCCTTCCTGACATCATTCAGCACAAATTGTTGCCTCCTCAAGATTTCATCTTCATCGACGGTGGCCATTCGATTGAGACGGTGACGAGTGACTGGTTCAACTGTCATAGACTGATGCATGATTCAACTGTTGTGTTGTTCGATGACTATTACCATCATGATCACCTTCTTGGACCTCGACCTCTGATCGACGGTTTGATGGAATGCGAAGAATTCAATGTTGAGCTTCTTGATTTGATCGACAAGCCAGGTCGAGGAATGAAGATCGGTATGGCGAAGTTAGTCAAGGCTAACTCATGAGAAATCCACCAGAAGAACTAGAGAGACGTTACAAGGAGTTCATGCTGAGTCGGACTCGGTCCGAGATTCGTGGTCACATGAAAGTCCTTCGCAGTCTTGCAATGAACTGCGATCATGTTACTGAGTTCGGCGTCAAGACCGGGCAGAGCACCTTGGCGTTTCTGTGTGCTCAACCTGACTACCTGATCAGTGTTGATCTGATTCTTCATCCAAGGATCATAAGTCTGTTTGATCTCACCGGAAGGACTTCTTTCTGCTTCAAACGAGAGGACTCGAGGAAGGTTCAGATCCACGATACGGACATGCTCTTCATTGACTCTACACATCTCGGAGAGCACCTGAAGCAGGAGTTGGATCGACATGCCAGCAATGTTCGGAAGTACCTTGTTTTTCACGACACTGTGAGCGCTGGGAAAAAGGGATTCTGGTACAGGGATGAGCAACTTGTTCATAAGTATGGCAATGGGGTGTCAGTTGGTGACAAGGGTAAAAAGAGACGAGGTCAGGGGTTGTTGCCAACGATCGAGAAGTTCTTGGCTTCAGATAGCGGATGGTACATGGTCCGTCATCATGAGCATTCCAAGGGATTGATGATTCTTGGCCGAAATGAGAACTGGGTTTCTAATAAAGTTGGAAGTGCCTGATGCCTGTAGACATTCTACTCAACGGAATCTCCATGGAGTACGATCCGTACCCGGTTGGATACTTTTGTCCAGCATTTGTTCCGGACACCTACGACACACTTCAGGCTGCTTGGCCCGACGAGAGTCGTTTCGTGAAGATTCCAGAGCTTGGTAACAAGTTGTCACTCTCCAGAACCAACAACGGCAAATTCTGGCTGAAGGTCATCAAGTCGAAACCTTGGAACCTGTTCCACAGGGCGGTTTCATCGAACTCCTTCATCAAGAGGATCATCAGGATACTTCACGAGAAAGAGATCGACATATTTATCAGTGACGAGAAACTGAGTACTCGATGGGAGTTCTCTATGCTACCTGGGGAGGGTGGTAGCATCATACCGCACACGGACTCTCCTCATAAGATCATCACGTTCATCTTTTCGTTCTCTGATGATTGGCCAGAGGGGGATGGTGGAACAGAGATCTACAAGACCAAGCATCCTAAGATGAGCTTCAACTTCATGAATCGACAGATCCCATGGAAGGACATCGTTTTTTTGCGTAGCATGCCTTTTTGTGGAAATCAATGCACGTTGTTCGTGAAGACATTCAACTCTCTTCATGGGGTTCGTCCACTCGATGTGCCTGGAAAGATGCGCAAGACGATCACCGTAAACATCATTCGTGATCGATTCAAGGATGCTGTCAAGGCCAAGGACGTAGCTAAGGCCAAAGAAGAAGCCAGGGCTAAAGAAGAAGCCAAGGCTAAGAAATGATAACGGTCATTACTCCAACAAGAGATCGCCCCGCAGGATTTAATCTGTGCAGGCAGTGGATGAAGCGTCAAACTGTCTGGTCTGAAATCGAATGGATTGTGGTCGACGATGGAGATAAGCCCGTTGGCTCTGGGAGTGAGTACAGGTACTTCAGGCTTCCTCCCTCAAAAAACAAGTACACGAATTTCCACAACCTAAAATGGGGTCTACAGAACTCCCATGGAGAAGTTGTGATGTACATCGAAGATGATGACTGGATAGCTTCGAATTACGTCGAGGCGATGGTCGAGAATGTCAGTGGTCATTCGGCGGCGGCAACCTCTGGAGCTCTGGTTTATCACGTCGGGTATCGCAAGTACTTCGATAAACGATGTTCTCCAGAAGAGGCAAGAAGAAGGTTGCGGTTTATGGGGTCCTTCTGCGTTGCTTCTGAAGGAATAGAGGTTCTTCGTAAAGCGCTGGATTCAGCAAGCTTGGTAGAAGATCCGCTCATTGACTTGAGATTCTGGTCAAAGCTCGTTGAGAGCGGGCTGTTGTTCAATGTCTTCTCAGGATTCTACATAGTCAACATCAAGGGTATTCCGGGACGGTCGATAACCTGGAAGCATGGTGCCGACATGGGTACTGACGATCCGGACGAGAAGTACTTGAGAGGTCTGATCGGAGACGAAGACACAGACAAAATTCTCAAGGCGTCGGAAGGCTGGGAAGAATGGATTCCGGCTTGGAAAGAATTCAATCTTAAGAAGAAGAAGACTTAGATGTGCGGCATTCACGGCATCACCAGTAACAACGTTCCTTTGGTTGAGAAGATGGTGTCAGCCGCTTCACATAGGGGGCCAGACGGCAAGGGTCTATTCAACGACGAGCGTGTAACACTCGGTCACAACTTACTTTCGATCACCGGGAGAGATGCAGACGAGGGAAAGCAGCCGTGGGTTCTTCCTGGATCGGTGCTTGTCTTCAACGGTGAGATCTACAATCACGAAGAGCTCAACAAGGGCCTTGCGGTAGAGACTCTTCGTACCGAGACCGACACAGAGGTTCTTGTTCATGGATTGTCTGAGGAAGGTCACGGGTTCATCAAGAAGATCGATGGGATGTACGCCATCGCTTACTACGACAGGGAATCCTCAACGTTAACCCTGGCGAGAGATTCTTTTGGATCAAAGCCTCTCTACTATTCGACCCTGAACAGTGGACGTATCGTTTTCTCTTCGGAGTTGCGCTCGTTGTTCTTGTCTGGAATAGAGAAGACGATCGATGTGTTTTCTTTCCATCTCTACATGGACCTTGGGTTTGTTCCCGGACCAAGGACTCTTGCATCCAAGGTGTCGAAGCTTGTTCCTGGTCAGGTCATGGTTTTTGACGTCGTGTCTTCAAGGATACTGGAGGATTACAACGTTACTGATCAAGTCCCCGAGGCCAGTGACTCGTTCGACAAGAATGAGCTCTACGCCTGTTTGAATGAGAGTGTTCGTCGATGCACCATGGGGAGGCGTAAGATAGCTCTCTACCTCAGTGGTGGAATGGACTCTTGTGCGATCCTTCATCATCTGTGCGAGATTGGTTGCAAGCCGATTACGATAACGACGCGCTTCGATTGCAGGGATACCGATAAGTTCAATGGTGATGCCACGACCGCTGCACAGGTGGCAGCCCATTACGGAACAAAGCACTACGAACTGAACGTCACTGAAGAGACATTCACGGAAGCGATCCCTGAGAGCATCCTGGTTCAGGAGGAGCCGCGTTACAACAAGAGCACGCCATGTTACTACCTGGTCAACAAGGAGGCTTCGCGTCTTGGAGCCACGGTCGTAATGACTGGCGACGGAGGAGACGAACTGCTTGCCGGCTACAATCGACATCTCGAAGTCATTTCTCCTCCAAGGTATGACGAAGTCTGGAAGGATCTCGACAAAAGGTATGGATCTTCAGAGTCCTTCAGTTTCTACAGGTTGAGTGATCCGATTTGTCGTTGGCATTTCTTCTCCACGATTCAGAAGGGTGGACCACTGTTTCTCAGGAACCCCAAAGGGGCACCAAGGGTCCGGGAAAGGATCGACTACTTCAAGTCGTGGTTTCCGATGAATGTCTTTGGGGATGACGCACTGAACAACCACCTCTGCCTTGAAACGATGAATCACATGTGTGAGGACTTCCTTATCCGTAACGATAAGCTGGGGATGCATTTTTCGATGGAGGCAAGGTTCCCTATGCTGACGAGACTGTTCAGGAACTACGCGTTTTCCATCTCTGGAGAAAGAAAACTCCGAAGCGAGAAGACCAAAAGCCTCATTCTGGATTCTTACAAGGGACGACTTCCTAAGTGTGTCCTGACGAAGAAGAAGACTGGTTGGACCGCTCCGGTTGCGGAATGGGCGGATCTCAACAGGTTTCCTAACAACGCTCGGTCGTTGCTTGGGAGATCAATCCGTAAGTGTCTGACTTACGGTTGGCACAAAGAAACAGATGACCTTTTCAGGTTTAACCATCTGGGATATCCAAAGACGATTTTTTCGATGTTCTACTTCAGGCTATGGGCGAAACAGTTGGGAATGCATCTCTGATGAGCATACCGCTTTTCGGCGTCTACATGTCGCCTACCGTCAAGGAGTCCTTACTCCAGACGCTCTACAGTGGCTACATTGGCCAGGGGCCCGTAGTGGAGGAGTTCGAGCTCGGACTCAAAGAGTCCTGGGACCTTCCATCTGTTCCACTTGCGACGTCCAGTTGTACTCATGCGCTTGACCTCGCCTATCACCTCTGCGGAATAGCTGAGGGATCAGAGGTAATCTCCACCCCAATGACATGTTCGGCAACGAACATACCCCTTGTCAATCGCGGGGCCAAGATCGTCTGGGCAGACGTGTGTCCAATCACCGGGCTCATATCACCAGAAGACGTGAAGAGCAAGATCACGAAAGAGACCAAGGCGATCGTTGCGGTCGACTGGGCCGGGCGCCCATGTGATTACAAGCGACTGAAATCATTCGGCGTTCCGGTGATTCAGGATGCAGCTCACCGATTGGGTGGAAGCAGTCAGCATGGTGATTACGTCTGTTGGAGTTTCCAGGCAATCAAGTTCTTGACGACGGGTGATGGTGGGGCGCTGTTGGTTCCAGGGGAGCAGCGCGATCGAGCTGAACTGCTGCGCTGGTACGGACTGGACAGGAAGAGCAGCGCCCAGTTTCGTTGTGAGCAGAACATCACTGAGGCTGGCTACAAGTATCACATGAACGACATCGCGGCGACGATAGGTCTCGAGAACCTCTCTGGAGCTCACGAGAACTGTTGTCGCAACATGGCGAATGCTCGGATGTATTCAGAAGCTTTCATTGACTCGAAGATAGCGACTCCACCGATGGATGCGAATTGCTCGTTCTGGATTTATTCGATCATCACTGGTCGTAGAGAGGAGCTTCAGTCGTACTTGAAAGACGTCGGAATCGATTCAGGAAGCGTCCATCGGCGCTGCGACAAACACGATGTAATGATTGGCGATCTTCGCTTGAAGGGGGTTGATTACTTCGATGCCAATCAACTCTGCATTCCTGTTGGCTGGTGGTTGTCCGATTCTGACTTGGAGTACATCGTGCGCAGCGTGAGGAGCTTCTTTGGACATCGCTATTGAGCCCGGTTCGTTCGATGGTCTTCGTCGTCCTGGGTGGGAATGGGACAACCATCCAGACGTTGTCGTCGGCAGGATTGAAGGAGAGCCGGTGGCCGCATTGCGGCTGTTCCCGAGAGTTCTTGAGTCGCCGTCTGTCCAGATGAGTATGTTGGGGATCGGCGGAGTGTTCACGAAGGTTGGATTCAGATCCAGGGGCCTTGCCGCTGAAATCCTGGGGTGGACAATTCACGAATCTCAGGGGAAGTTTTCCTGCCTCGGGCTGTTTTCTTCGAGGGGGGCTACGGACAACGTCTACCTTAGGGTGGGGTTCTTTCCCGTGAAGCAGTTTTTTCAAGGGCAGTTATACTGCTACTCTCTATCTCAGGATGTAAATTTGCTCGAAAGTCAGAATTGGCAGATTGACCCACCAGGACATTTTTGAAATGATCTCTCCGCTTGATTACTACAGAGCGGCTCAGCTGTCTGAGAAGAATCCGTACACTGGAGTCTCGACTCTCAACTACGCCAACAAGATAGCCAGCATCGTCAGACGGACCAGGGCTAAGACTATTCTGGATTACGGATGTGGCAGAGGTGATCAGTACTCTATCTGTCGTCTTAACAAGCTGTGGAGGTGTGGGGTTACCTGCTACGACCCGGCGGTCCTTGGGTTTTCTGTTAAGCCCAAGAAGAAGTTCGATTTGGTGATCTGCTGCGATGTTCTTGAGCACATAGATGAAGAAGATGTCATGGAGACCGTTTGTGATATCTCAAGCTTGGCCAAGAAGGCAGTCTTCGTGAGCATCAGTATTGTGCCTTCAAAGAACCGACTTCCCGACGGAAGGAACGTCCACGTTTGTGTCAAGTCAAAAGAGTGGTGGAAGTCGATCATCTCGGGATCCGACAAGGGGTGGTACATAGCTTGGAAGAGTCATTGGGACGTCGAGATGGAAGAAGGTCCGATCTAATTCCTATGAGACCGATAGCCATTTTCTTCCACGTCTTTCCTTGGAAGAAGTATCAGGACATCGTCGACGAGACGTGCCAGTTATTCGAGAACTCTGGTTTGTCTTCAGCCGCTCGCTACACCTTCTTTTGTCTCGCTCGCATCAAAGGGAGTCATCCGAGTATGGCGAAGTGTCGCCGATTGATGGTCCCGTCGTTCGATGAAAGTGTCGTCATATCCGTGTCGAGAATCGGACGAGAGTGGGAGACGCTGAAGGTTTTGTGGGACTTCTGTCGAGATGCTCAGGAGCCTTGGTTCGTTCTCTACATCCACACGAAAGGCGTTTACAGGGGTGGTCCTTTCTCTGAGGACTGGCGTCGAATGATGCTTTATTTCTGTGTCGAGAAATGGCAAAACGCACTTTCGAAGTTCGAAGATCCAAGTTGTCTGGCGGTTGGATGCAACCTTAAAAACAAGCGACCAGTCAGGCGTTACTCTGAACACTTCAAGGCTCATGGATTCGACATTCTGAAGTCGCCGCCGATGTGGCACTACTCAGGTAACTTCTGGTGGGTGAGAAGCGAAGCGATTTGTAGATTGCCAGATCCTGATTCACAAGAAGCAAGAAGGATTCTTACCTGGAAGGGAATCAAGACAAACTTGGCTGCCGAACGGTGGGTCGGAGAATTAGGCATCGAGCATCTCGGTCAACTGCATAAGAGCACAGTGGATCACTGCACCAAGAGATACCCGAGGTCTCGCTATGCCGTGGACGGTTGAAGATGTCTCTGAACTTCGAGGTATAGCTCGAGATCAGACGGTCTACATTCTGGGGACTGGGCCGAGCCTTGATTTTTATCCACTGGATCGTCTGGACGGTTCCATAACGATCGGAATGAATACGATCATGAACGTATTCGATCCTAGTTTCTGGCTGTTCGGGGATGGCAAGTTCGCTCGTTGGGGAGCCAAGAAGTACAAGAAATCACTGAGCTCAGGGACCTCTCTGGTTGTGAACGAGAAGCACCTCCACTTCCTTGAACGTCACTACAACGAACTCACTATTGACGTCTACTGTTTCACTAACCAGGATAGCCAGTCACTCAGATTCCTTGCTGGTCGGTGGACGATCGCGACTGTAGCGCTCAGCTTGGCTACTCTCATGGAGGCTCAAAGAGTTGTTCTGGTTGGGGTCGACATGGGAGCTCCGGGGGGAGAGTTCTATTCCAAGCAGGTTGGTGGTGAGGCACCTGGACGTCAACTTTCCATGATGGGGCAGTGGCGTAAGTGGTTGCAGTATGGGTTTAGGCAGAACCTTTGGCCGATCGAGGTTGTCACGGTGTCGCCTCATTTTCAGGAGTTCTGTCCAGAGACTCCAGTGCGTTCAATCTCGATTGAGGAATCATTTCCATGCTGATCTGCGCAACTCCATACGACGTCGATGGGAAAGACCTTGGGTCTGCCTACAACCACTTCATGGGGCTTCTGAAGGGTGATGACTGGGCTTGCTTACTTGATCACGATGCAATGTGGACGACCACGATCTGGGCTCGTCAGATAACCGAAGCGATCAAAGAGAATCCCGACGCCGGTCTTTTCGTTACCAGTACGAATCGGATTGGTTGTGGCTGGATGAAGGTGAAGGGTGTTTCCCCCAAGGAGCACAACATAGTTTTCCATCGGGAACTTGGTAGAAAGCTTGCTGACGAACACAAGCATTCAGTAGTTGACGTCACGGAATGGGAAGATCATCCGAGCGGTAAGCCTCTCTCCGGTGTGATGATGTGCATCTCTTGTCGAGCCTGGGCTGCCGTGAATGGCTTCAAGAACGGGTTCCTTACCGTAGATAACGACATGCACAAGCGCATTCGTGATCACGGCTTAAAAGTCTATCTTCTCCCCGGCGTTTACGTTTATCATTGGTACCGATTCCAGGGCAGAGGGAGCTGATTGTGTTCTGGTGGTAGATGTCGTTATGGCATTCTTGGAGGTGGTTATCATGAAACGACTTCGGCTGTTCTTGGCCCTTGGCTTGTTTCTCTTCGCTGCCGCGGGCTGCGCAAACTGGTTTCAGACCCGTGTCGAGCAACGGGACGCGAAGATCGAGGTGCTCGAGTTGGAGCGCAAGGCGGCGACGACGGACGAGGAGCGTAAGCGGATTGACGATCTGATTGCCGACGAGAAGGTTGATCGTGATGCATCTCTTGGTGGGGCGCTCGAGGAGCAGAAGAACAAGCAGGCTCTTCTGATGGCGTTACTCGCACTTGGTACCGGTGGACTTAAATGGGCGGCAGGAACGGCCGCGAAAGGACTGATATGAGAAACTTCTTTACAGGCTGGTCGAAGAAACTCACGGCGTTCCTCGTGACGGTTGGCGTCATCCTGCTCAACAAGCAGCTCGATCTCGGTCTCGGCGATAACGACATCTACGCCATCAGTGGCGGGCTTGGCGCCTACACGGTCGGTCAGGGCCTCTCAGACTTCGGTAAGGGCAAGGCTGTCGTCGAGAACGGCCTCAAGCCGAAGGCATAAGGGTCCGTGCCAGTCCTGAAGGATTACTCGATCCCTCGGCATGGGAATGACTATGTCAAGCCGATGGTCAGCGTCGTCATGCCTGTGAGGAACGAGCACCCACAGGTCATCACGACAATGCTCTGTCTTACCGAAGAACTCGAGTACTGGGGTTATCCGTATGAGTTCATCATTGTTTCGAATCAGAGTGACGACTGTACTCCTGAGGTCCTCGAGGATCGGTTTCGTCACTGGGTGAAGGACTCTCGGCTGCGGGTGGTCTACTTCGATGAACGGCCTGCATGCTGGGACGCTCGCAACAGGGGCATCGAGGTGGCGCGAGGGCAGGTGCTCATCGTCTGTGATGCTCACATGTCAGTGACTCACGGGACGACTCACGAGATGATCCAGCTGTGGTTGCGCAACGGTGGCATGTGGTTCTCGGCTTCACAGATGTGGGGGGATCCGAAGCACGTGCGTCTCTATGGCTACGATCTGAAGATCGAGGAGAAGTTCTGGGGTAATCTTTGCAGACATATCCCACCGGAGGTCTTCACCAATGGATCTCCGGATCCTTACACCATCCCGATGGCTCAGTACTCGTTCTTTCTTCTTGGTCGAGAAGAGATGCTTGAGATACGCGGTTTTCATCCGAAGTTTGAATGCTACGGAGGTGGTGAGCCATACCTGTCTTTCAAGTGGTGGCTTCTCGGGAAGAAGATCTGGATGTGGCCGCAGGGTCTCGTTCGTCACGCCTTCGGACTGAACCCGACATGGCGTGACTGGAATGATCGTATGACCTACCGAGGACAGCTTCTTCGAGGCAAGGGGATACTTTCGAAGGGGGTGACTCCGGAGTCTGGAGACAAGCTACTTGGTTATGGTAGGAACTATTCCTGGAACAACGATCAGCTCTGGTACAACTTTCTTCTTTGTGCGTACGTGATTGGTGGAGAGAAGTGGCTTGAGCAGCGCTACCAACGCTACAGACAGCAGTGTAAAAAAGTTGAGCGCTATCTGGTAAATCTTGACAAGCTACGTGAGCGTGCTTTTGCTGATGGTAAAGAAGATCGAGAATGGATATCTGCACGCCAGGTTTGCTCTTTCGATGAACTGATATCTGAGGCTCCTTGGAAGGTGGTGTAGGACTATGACGATCGCAGGATGGAAGATACTCTACTCCGATGGGACCGTGGTTACGTCTCGAGAATCTTCATGGAATGCGAGCAAGAGCGATGAGGTGTTGATCGTCAGTATTTACTTCATAGAGAACTACAGGCGATACACCTCCGACAACGAGTGGGTGACTGAGAACTACAAGGAAGAGCTTCTGTCGGAAGATTACTACTGGATAAATCCGGACGAGACTTTTGGCTGTGGGGCGGCCAAGGACGTTCCGAAGGGTCTTCCGGACGGTGCCGTGAAGACGGGTATTTTGATTCAAGATACGTCCTGGCTCGAGCGCTACAACTCCTTCCACGAAGATCGGATCTGGTAGATGTCTCTCGAGGTGAAGATCGGAACGTTTGCGAAGCCCATTGGAGCTACTCAACTCCAGACAGTCAACACTGGAGGGACGGAGCGCATCAAAGTTCTGATTATGTGGTCGACTTTTCAGTCCGGGGAAGGACTTGCTGCAGAGAGCAGGCAATCCTGGGGCATCACAGAAGAATTAAGCACTACTGATTTCGAATCGAAGTCGGTGGCGATTGCTGGCGCAGATGGATCTGACAACAGCAATACCAGCAGTGGATTTACTAATCACGCATTGACGCTGATCCAGGGCAGTGAGAATCTTGTTGCTCAATGTGACGTGGTGGAATTCGGGCATGGAACAGAGGTCGGTGAATTCACGTTGAACTGGAGTACGAACGACGCCATTGCTTCAGTCATTCACTACATGACGATTGCTGGAACTGACCTGACAGATGCTAAGGTTGGTGAGTTTATATCGAACACATCTACGGGTGACCAGGACATCACTGGAGTTGGATTCGATCCGGCGGCTGGGGACCTTCTGCTCCTATTTGCCACCAACACGACGGCTACGGGTGACTCTCTCACTGAAGGCATGGATTTGTCTCTCGGGTTTGCAATGAGCGCGACTCAGAGACAGACGCATGGTTGTAGTGCGAACGACGACGAGATGATGAGTAATAGCAATTCTGTGCGTTTCCAACGCAAGGTGGATTGCTTGAGGTTGCTTAGACAGCCTGGTGGTGGGGTTGCCGTCGATGCTGACTACGACTTTGTTGATTGGATCACAGATGGCTTTCGTTTGAACGTATCTGACGCTCCCGCATCGGCGAAAAGGATTGGATACGCTGTCCTGAAAGGACCAGAGTTTGCTCTGGATTTTGATCAGGCCCCTTCTTCCGCTGGTTTAGCGAATCATCAGTTGTCTCTCAACAACCCAAAAGCGGTCGTATTTAATTCTTTCGATTCGAACGCTAGCGTCATCCTTGTTGAGCAAGCTCATTCTGTTATTGGTCACGCTCTTGAAGAAGGGACTGACACGTTTGAGGGGTATAGTTTTCAAAGAGCTACGGGTGGTGTTCCTTTGGAGGCAGATCGGGCTCAGAGTTCAGACAACTGCATTTTCCACTCCGATCTTGTACCTTCTTTGTCCATTGGTTATGAGGCCCATTTCCAAGGATTCATAGATTCTGGAACTACTGATTCGGGATTTCTTCTAGACTGGCAGGGAAGTGATCCTGCAGCTGTTGAGTTTCTTTACTGGGGGGTTGGTGCAGCGGTAGCCGCAGCAACGACTAGTTCTACGTCCACCAGTTCGACATCTACGTCTTCGACGTCAACCTCTTCGACGTCAACCTCTTCGACGTCCACAAGTAGTACGTCAACTTCTTCGACGTCTACAAGTAGTACGTCTACTTCCTCGACATCGACCACGTCTTCAACATCAACATCCTCGACTTCAACCAGCAGCACATCGACCTCTTCGACTTCAACAACAAGTTCAACTTCAACGTCTTCGACTTCTACAAGCAGCACATCGACATCTTCGACGTCTACGTCTTCGACTTCTACCAGTAGTACGTCTACGTCTTCGACATCAACGACCAGCTCGACTTCTACTAGTAGCACTTCAACTTCTTCGACTTCTACGAGCAGCACCTCAACCTCTTCGACGTCTACAACAAGTTCGACATCTACGTCTTCGACTTCAACCTCTTCGACTTCTACAAGCAGCACGTCGACATCTTCTACGTCTACGACGAGTTCGACTTCTACGTCTTCGACTTCTACGTCTTCGACTTCTACATCTTCCACCTCCACGAGTAGTACTTCCACATCTTCGACTTCTACGAGCAGTACATCGACCAGTTCGACGTCAACAACGAGCAGTACTTCCACGAGTTCGACGTCTACCAGCAGTACGTCGACAAACTCGACGTCAACGTCATCGACGTCGACAAGTTCAACGTCTACGACCAGTAGCACATCTACAAGTTCGACATCTACCAGCAGCACGTCTACAAGTTCGACATCTACCAGTAGTACGTCGACAAGTTCTACGTCAACGTCATCGACTTCAACAACAAGTTCTACGTCTACCAGCAGTACGTCTACAAGTTCAACGTCAACGTCATCGACTTCGACGTCTTCGACCTCAACAACAAGCTCTACGTCGACAAGTTCTACATCGACAACTGTAACTGTTTCGGGTACGAC